TGGAACTCTTTGCGTAGTACTGAAACATCATCAAACCCCCATACCACACAGTTTAACCAAGGTCTATGTTCTTTTATTAAAGCTTCAAGTTCTTGTGCTATGTATTCGTGACTATAACTTTCAGTACGAATATCGTGATCAGTGATACCTGTTAATCTTGTTATGTAAGGGTCAATGGGTTCTTTTGGATCTACATACCATTTGGTTGTTACATAGTTTTCAGGTTTTTGACAAGCATTGCCGATAGCAACACCTACTTGTATAATCTTATTGCTGGGTTGATTTAATTCTAAATCGATTGATATAAAGTTTTGTTTATTCACACCATTTCTAAATCTGGATAACTAGCACTCATCCAGTGAGCCATAGCGGCCGCATTATCTCCCAATTTAACTAAATTATATTTTCCACAGAATTTAAGAAACTGTGCTCCAATCATTTGTTTTTGCTTGACATTCATCCCTACAGCTATAGTTTCGGCTATCTGTACTTTAACATCTTCAGGCTGTGCTGTAAGATCTACTAGAGTGCAATTACGGTTGTAGTCATCTAGCACACGGTGTTCAACTTCGTTATGATCTACCCATCGCTGTAACATTAAGTTGTTCCAATTAAACCCTTTTTTCTTCTTATCTGCAAATGCTTCTAATAGTCCAACTTTATTTTTACTTCCTTTCTCTCTAACACCTGGATAAGCTGAAAACACATTATCACTTGAGTCTCCTCTCATACATTTTTTAAACAAGAGATACTCTGGATCTGGTACTACCTTGGGCTCTTTAGTTTTCTTATCTATCACACGCTCACCTTTTTTATTAAAAATACCTTCAATGGTGTGTAGTTCATCTGATATACCGTTGTACTGTTTAACATTGCCTGCCAGTAACTGATAAAAGTCAGAGTCTGAACTTACAATAACGTGTTCATCCTTAGGATGACTCTGTATCCATCCTGCTATCAAATCATCAGCTTCTAGATTAGGATGTTGTAAAGTAGTACAATTAGTTTTTTCTCTAATAAACTCGTTTATATTATCAAAGGCTTCCCAAAACAGTTTATCTTCTTCAGCTTCTGTTTCTGTTAGTGCTTGTCTAGCCACTGATCTATTCTTTTTGTAAGGCTCATAAAAGTCTTTACGCCATGAGCGGCCTTCTAAACAAAATATAACATGATTGGCCTGTTGATCTCTCCAAGCTTTGTTTATGCTAGCTAGTGTAACATGCATCGCAAAGGCTACTTTTTCTTCTGGACTAGCGGCTCTATAGGCAGAGTGTCTAGCTCTAAAGAATGTGTTTGCAGTGTCTATTAATAAATATTTCAACTAATCTCCGATCTACCATTGCCAAGATCACGTTTGTTTGTCTGTGCTTGACGTATTTCTGGATCTGCTTGCTCTTGTTCAAAATTCTCCATTACTACATTACGACATACTGATTGGAACCAGTTGTCGACAATGTCGTTGTCAGTTTTACCTTGATACCCAGCTTTCATTAATCTAGCTACAAAGATATCGTTCCAGTCTAGTTCAAATGCTCCGTCACTAGGATTATCTGGGTCAATTTCCATACTAAGAACAGTAATATAAGGCTCTTTATTTTTGTCTGCTAGTTCCTTATCTGACAGTTTCTTTTTATTTTTCTTAGGCTCTTCTTTCTTACCTATTAGTTTCTTAAGTTTATCTAACATATTATTCCCATCCTATTTTCTCCCAGGGTACGTTTTTATTACCAAAGTGTCCGTAAACACAGTTCTCACTATAGTTATTATACTTGAATAAATCAAATCTGTCAATGATTCCTAACGGTGTTAAATCAACATTGGATCTAATAAACTTTTCTATAGAACGATTATGCCCATTTGATTCTATGTATATTGATGTAGGTTCTTTAACACCAATAGCATAACTTAACTGTATTTGACACCAGTCAGCCATTTCACTAGCTACTACATTTTTTGCTAGCCAACGAGACATATAAGCCGCCGAACGATCTACTTTAGTTGGATCCTTACCGCTAAATGCGCCTCCACCGTGTGGTGCCCAACCTCCATAAGTATCTACGATAATTTTTCTACCTGTTAATCCCGAATCTCCATCTGGACCACCTACTACAAAGTTACCAGTAGGATTGAGATGCCATACAGTATCATCATCTACCAGATGCCCTAACACTGATTGTGCAATCAGTTTTGTTTCTTTTCTAGCCTCTTCACAATCGCCTTCAGTGTGTTGAGTGCTTATTACCACTTGGTCGATACGCTGTATTTGATCACCTCTATATTCAACACTGACTTGACTTTTAGCATCTGGCAAGAATATATCATTGTTTTGTCTTGCTTGCTTTAGTCGTTTAAGTATCTCATGGCTGTAATAGATAGGTGCAGGCAAGTATGCTTCATTATCTCTATTAGCATATCCAAACATAATACCTTGATCACCTGCCCCAAAATCGTCTGTACCTAAGGCAATGTCAGCTGATTGGCTATGTATATGATTGTCTATTTCTAATGTATTCCAATGGAATCCTTCTTGTTCATAACCAATCTTTTTTACTGTATCTCTAACTATTTGATTAACATCAACAACATTAAAGTTTTTAACTTCACCAGCTAGTGTTACGTGATTTGTTGCTACTAATGTTTCAATCGCTACTCTTGTTGTGCGATCACCTTCTGTTAACCCAGCATCTACTAAGGCATCGGATATCTGATCTGCTACTTTATCTGGATGTCCGTCTGATACTGATTCACTTGTAAATATATATTTGTCCAATTATTTTCCCCAACTGTTTCCCCAAAGATCAACGTGTAATCTTGGGCTATAATTGTAGCCACGTTTCATACACTCGTCTGCTACATTAAATTTATTATTTTCATATACTGATACAACACCACCTACAGGCATAATATATACTACACCTTTAAGTCCGGCTTCTCTATATGCTTTGACAGCACGATCAACTTCGTCAAAGTCCTTAGGATTTTCAACTACAAACTTGAGATAGGTTGTGCCATACTGCTCATAGTCAGCAACAATCTCAGGCTTAACAGCATCTTCCCACTTCTCGCCACTAGCACTTAACTTAGCACTAACTGAAAATGTTATATCGCTGTGATAACTATCACCTCGTGCCTTACTCCAAGATTTCATATACTCACCAAACTCTGGATGTATCTTTTGTGTGCCGTTAGTTTCAAATGTTATATTAATCAAATCTTTCATCTTGTCATTTTCTAATAACTCAGGAAAAGCACGTTGCCAGCCTAGTAAAGGTTCGCCGCCTGTAATTACTAAGTGTACATCATTACCGTTAGATTGTACCCATTTATTGTTTGGTGTTAGTTGTGTTAATCTATCTGCTACTGCTTCTGTCTGTAACATAGGTGACAAATGTTTGAATCTTGGATCCCATGATGCATAACTATCGCACCCTGTATCTACTAAAGGTAATCCTTCGTATTGATTAAATAGTTCTACTTTAACTTCGTCACGCTCTGTTGACAGTTCGCCTCTATTCATACCAAAGCCGCCACATGTGAAGTTACAACCAAATGTACGCAAGAATATACTAGGAACGCCTACAAAACGTCCTTCGCCTTGTGCTGAATAAAATATTTCACTAATTTTAAGTTTCATTTACGCCTTTCGTTAATAGTTTATTATACACTTATTTAGGTCGTATGTCAATGTTCCCATGGAAAAACTATCCATTCATCTTTTTCTGATTTGTCTATTTCAGTAGCACAATAGTCTACTTCCTGACAGAAACCACTGGACAAGTTGTCAAATAATACAGCAAACTTAACATTATGTTGCGGAGTTTGATTTAACTTCCAATCATTGACGATCCAGTTAAGTGTTGCTCCAGTATCATTAATGTCATCTAACACTAATATTTTTTTGCCTTCACGTGCATCATCTTGCATCCATAGATTATCATCTGTGTCTATGTGATCTCTAAGACTAACCTTTAGTGCGTGCATCGGTATATCCAATCTATGACTCATATATACTGCTGGCATTAATCCTCCGCGAGTCAACCCAACTATATAATCGGGTCTAAAGTTATCTTTATACATTTCAAAGCTCACTCGATTGACATAGTCATCAATAGTGGGCCATCCTACGTAACGTTTATTATCCACGGTATGCCCTTATGTTTGATATTTTACCATCAACAAATGTAATTACATCAACCACTAACAGTGTATCTGTGTCGTCTATTAAAACACTGAGTTCAGCAGTTATAGTATCCATTTCTTGGTATATTGCCAATGGAGTTACTTCGATAGTTTCTACTGCATCAAATATTGTTTGATTGGCCGCTAGTACATCTGTACGACCTTCTGCACTTGTTTCCCAATCACGTAAGACAACATCGTCTGTAAACATTGCATCAAGCCCATTGATATCTTTACTACTGAATGTAGTAAAATACTGTGTTGCTAACTCTTTTAATTCCATATTAAAAACTCCATTGTAAAGAAACTCCGACGATGTTATTAGTTTCGCCTTCTTGATTTAAGTAATTCAATTGATGTTCCCCATAAGTTACTAGTTCTAAATCACTATCATCACTTTTAAATTTATAATACATACCTACATTATATGCATTTACATCTGGTGACATATCAACTGAACTTCTATCATATGCTATGCTACCATCTCTATAGTACCCAACTGGTACACTAACATCAACAGTACCTTCGTGTATAGTAACGGGCTGACTAAATGTAGTACCAATACTGTGTTCATCCACAGTGTAGTCTAATCCTACATTCCAGCTGTATGATTGTGTGTCACTGACGTCAGTTACTAGTCCTGTTTTATTCA